GAACAAAATTTGATGCATCAATTAGTTCGGGTTTAGCTATAATGGCTACACAAAAGAACCTGTATCAACCCATTAAAAGGAAATCAAAAATAAAACTTAACTTTGCAAGATATGACAACAAGGGAAGTTATAGCCAAATTATACAATAAATGGAGGATGTAAAAATCACGTTAAATCCAACAGGATTTCCTAGTCAATTTGTTTCAGACAAAGAAAAGGATTCTTTAGAGTTTGGATTACAAATAGGACAAGCTATTCAATACGAATGGTTCAGAAAAGATGGTGGACAAAGTAGATTCTATAATCAATGGGCAGATTTCCATAGATTAAGATTATATGCTCGTGGAGAACAGTCAATTGCTAAGTACAAAAATGAACTTGCAGTAGATGGAGATTTAAGTTATTTAAATTTGGACTGGACTCCTGTTCCTATTATACCAAAATTTGTAGACATTGTTGTTAACGGAATGGCTGACAGAGTGTTTAAGATAAACGCTTATGCTCAAGATGGAATGTCACTTGAAAAAAGAAGTGAATATCAAGTTTCTTTAGAAAAAGATATGTTAGCAAAACCTGTTATGAAACAGGTTCAAGATTCTTTAGGTATAAATACCTTTGCAACTTCCGAACAAGAAGTTCCAAATTCTTCAGAAGAGTTAGCATTACATATGCAGTTAAAATATAAGCCTTCTATTGAAATAGCTGAAGAAGAAGCAATAAATACTGTTTTATCTGAAAATAGATATTACGAAATACAAAAACAATTATACTATGATCAAACTGTATTAGGTGTTTCAATATGTAAAAATACATTTAAACCAGGTTCGGGAATATCAATAGAATATGTTGACCCTGCTAATGTGGTTTATAGCTATACTGAAGACCCTCATTTTCAAGATTGTTTTTATTGGGGTGAAATTAAAACACTTCCAATTACAGAATTAAAAAAAATAGATCCTAGTCTAACAAGACAGGATATGGATGAGATATCTAAATATAGTCAAAGTTGGTACGATTATAATAATACAGCTCAATATTACAATAATAGTTTATTTAGTAAGGATAGTGCTACCGTATTGTTTTTTAATTACAAAACAACACACACTTTTACTTATAAGAAAAAAGTAAACTCAGTTGGAGCAGAAAGAGTAATAGAAAAAGAAGATACTTTTAATCCTACAGAAGAAATGCAGGAAGAAGGTAAGTTCACTAAAGTTTCTAAAACTATAGATGTATGGTATGAAGGTGTAATGGTAATGGGTACTAGTATACTTTTAAAATGGGAAATGGCTGAAAACATGGCTAGACCACAATCTGCATCTCAAGAAGTTTATCCAGAATACATAGCATGCGCACCTAGAATGTATAAAGGTGTTTTTGAATCATTAACAAGACGTATGATTACGTTTGCTGATTTAATTCAGGTTACTCATTTAAAACTACAACAAGTTATATCTAGAATTGTTCCAGATGGTGTTTTTATAGATGCAGATGGATTAAATGAAGTAGATTTAGGAACTGGTCAAGCTTATAACCCAGAGGATGCATTACGAATGTTTTTTCAAACAGGTAGTGTTATTGGTAGAAGCTATACTCAAGATGGAGATTATAATCAAGCAAAAGTTCCTATACAACAATTAAATAGTAGTTCAGGTCAAGGAAAAATTCAAAGTTTAGTTGGTACATATAATCACTATATGCAAATGTTGCGTGATGTAACCGGGTTAAATGAAGCAAGAGATGGAGCAACTCCTGACTCTTATTCTTTAGTTGGTTTACAAAAATTAGCAGCATTAAGTAGTAATATTTAAAGAAGAGTTTGTTAATCAGATAGGAAAATTTAATGTTGGGTTACTTGAAGAAATAAGTAAGTTATACTTAAGTGACTTTGGAATATTTATAGAAATTGAGCCTGATGAAGAAGAAAGAAAAATGCTTGAACAAAACATTCAAATGGCATTGCAGAGAGATTCTATAAATTTAGAAGATGCTATTGATATTCGTGAAATAAGAAACTTAAAGTTAGCTAATCAAATACTAAAATTAAAAAGAATAGCCAAACAAGATAGAGTTCAAAAAGAAAAAGCCTCTGCAGCTCAACAGCAAGCTCAAATAAATCAGCAGTCACAGCAAATGGCAGCACAAGCAAAAATGCAACAATTTCAAATGGAAAATCAAGCAGCTATACAGTTAGAAGAGGCAAAAACTAAATTTGCTGTTAAGAAGATGCAAGGTGAAGCCACAATAAAAGCTGAGCTTATGAATCTTGAGTTTTCACTTCAAATGAAACTTAAAGGTGTAGATATTGATATGAAAAAAATGGAGCAAGAAGGCTTACAAAAAAGAGAAAGTGAAAGAGAAACCGCCAAGTCTGCTAGAATATCTCAAGGAAATACAGAGCAATCAAAACTTATAGAACAAAGAAAAAATAATCTACCATCAGTTAGTTTTGAATCTAACGAGGATAGTTTAGATGGGTTTGACTTAGCTGAGTTTGAGCCAAGATAACCTTAAAAATTAATTATAATTATATATTAACTTTGTAAAAATTAAATCAAATGGAAATTAAAGTAAAATCACTAGATTCTGTGCCAGAAAAATCTACACAGGAAGTAGAAGAAACTCTACTAAAAAAACACGAAGAAGAAAATGACGATAAATTTACTGATGTTGTTGAAAAGCAACCTGTAGAGCAAGTAGCCGAAGATTCGGCAGTTGAAAGTCCAACTATAAAAGACGAAGACGTTCTTTCATATATTAAAAATAGATATGATAAAGATATTTCATCTGTTGATGATTTGTTTGCTCAAAGAGAAGAGACAAATAATTTGCCAGAAGAAGTGTCTAAATATTTAGATTATAAAAAGAACACAGGTCGTGGGTTTGAAGATTTCGTAAAAGTAAATAAAAAATACGATGATTTAACTGAAGACCAAGTGTTAGCAGAGTACTATTCTTTAACTGAATCTGATTTAGATAGTGAAGACATTCATTATTTAATGGATGAAAAGTTTTCATATGATGAAGACCTTGATGATGAAAAAGAAATAAAGAAAAAGAACATTGCTAAAAAAAGAGAACTTTCAAAAGCTAAAACATATCTTAATGAGTTAAAAGAAAAATACAGAATTCCTCTTGAGTCAAGTGGGAATTCTATTTCAGAAGAACAAGTTAAGGAAATTGAAGCTTACAAGAGTTATATTAAAAATTCTCAATCAGCTAAAGAAGTCAATGAAAAGAAGAATGAGTTTTTTGTTAAACGAACTAATGAAGTTTTTAATCCTGAATTCAAAGGTTTTGAGTTCGAAGTAGGAGACAAAAAAGTAAAATATTCTTATGGTGACGTTAATGAGATGAAGTCTAAGCAAAGTGATTTAAACAATCTAGTCAGTAAGTATGTTGGCGATGATGGTTTAATAAATGATGCTAAAGGATGGCATAGAGCGCTAAGTGCTGCTATGGATCCTCAGCGATTTGCTAGTTATTTTTATGAGCAAGGAAAAGCAGATGCGATTGGTGACGTTACTAAAAAAAGTAAAAACGTCAATATGTCAATTAGGCAAACTCCTCAATCAATTGGAGATACAGGTTTTAAAGCTAGACAAGTTTCAGATACAAGCGGCAGAGGGTTAAGAATTAAAAGCAAAAAAAAATAAGTTTAAAAATTTAAAACAAAAATTATGGCAGTAGATGCAGTACCTGGGTTTGACTTACAACCAAGTTCAGAACAGGTTTTATTACAGACAAATTATATTACTAACTTTGATTTCTTGAATCAGTATCTTCCAGATACTTATGAAAAAGAATTTGAACGTTATGGAAACAGAACAGTAGCATCATTCTTAAGAATGGTAGGCGCTGAAATGCCTTCTAACTCTGACCTTATCAAATGGGCTGAGCAAGGAAGATTACACACAAAGTATACAGATGTTACTTCAGCTCAAGCGGCAGGAGTAGGAGTTGCTACTTTAACAATTGGAGATGCTTTAGTTCCAGGAACTGGAACAATTGCAATCAGAGTTGGTCAAACAATTATGATTTCTGATAAGACAGCAAATTCAACTCTTAGCAACAAAGCTATTGTTACTGCAGTTGATACTGCAAACGCAACAATTGATGTAGCTTACTATGAACTTGCAGGACAAGGTGTTGCTGCAGGAGTAGTATGTTCTATATTTATTTATGGTTCAGAATTCCAAAAAGGTTCTGTAGGAATG